CACATTCGTTCTCATATAGTAGAGTCTTTGGTGCATGTCTTTGATGATCTCATCAATGGGTAAATCCACGATGTCTGCATGCTGTTTGTTAAATATGATTGCTGCCGCAACTTGAGCACCAATACCTGCCATCCAAAAGCGCTCATCATTGGAAGCTCCAAATTCTGTATACATTTTTCGGACACACTGAGGCACCAATGTTTTTAGAAGCTCGATGTTGTCAACCATGTATTGAACAAGAAGTTCTCCGGCAACCGCATAATTATTAGAGAGCGTTTTAATGATCTCAATTTCTTCTGCCTCCCATGACAACTCTTCGTCCATTACAAACTCAATCAATCTACGCAGTTCACCTTCAGCCGCATGTTTTCTCTCGCCTGTCAAGATGTCAACGACGTGGGTATTAGAAGACATGATGGCGACAGTCATCCAAGTAGAGAGATTGATACGCTCCTTATTAGAACCAGACTCCATACGCTCCTTACCACGACCCTCTGTCATATCAAGTAAGAACTCAGGAAACCATTCAAAATCTTTGCGGTTCTTAGAAGTTATCTCGTCTGTGATAAGCGGGGTTGTGTTGAGGAGTCCAAGCCTTTGTTGCATTGCAACTGGACTTGTTCCCTTACCTGTTCTGTAGTGAACAGGGTGTCCCCAAATTGATGCAGCCCCTTCGAGAGCAAGGGATTTTCCTGTTCCAGACTCCGTACTTCCACAATGATACGTAATACCATACATCCCAGTAAAACGCATAAGAGGGGCACTAGCGCCAGCCAAAATAATAGAAAGGTGTCCATACATTTTTTTCCTTATAAGTAAATTGATAAAGTTACGCCAACCTTCTAGCGTTCCTGTTGGTCTTGTGTTAGCCACAATGTTTTCTAAGCCCGGCATAGGTACGGGGATGGGGTGCGCCTTATTTGCATAAATCTTTCCTGCAAATACAAAAGTATCATCCTTTTGCCATCCATAACTAGCGGGTACGTTTACTGGTGTTTTTTCTGTACTCATTTTTTCTACACACGCCCTTATGTAGTCTGCTAAATTTTTATCGTTACCTGAACCAAATGCAGCAACAATGTTTTGAGAAGCAAGCGCTTTTACTGTAGCGTCTTTAGCCACAATCGCCTCTTGAGCAAATGTAACTGTTTGCACTCCCTGTGGTCTTGTCGCAATCATATGGACTGTGTGATCCCCTGCACTATTAAGTATGTCTACTGGAAATAAATCATACGGCAAAAGCATCACTTGTCTTTTTATTTTGTTTCCGTTGGCATCCTCGTCTTCTTTCTCCATAAATACACCGCCTCGCTCTCCGTAGGCATAACCCTTTGGTGGTTCGGGGCGCTTTACAGTTTTGATTTCTTCTTTGCCATCTGTAATTTCTTTTATCTCAACGATCTTTTCTTCGTGAGATACTGCGTACTCGCGTCCAAGCGCTAATGGATTTGTGATGTTGCCCCAATGTTTACAACTGGGACAGACACCGGGGTTTTCACTATCAAGTTTTGTACATGGGTATGGACCTTTAATCTCGCTTAGTTTCTTGTGCATACGCTCTAAGTCGTATGGGTGCTTTTCACTAAGCCAGACTGTTGCTTTCTCATGATCTACGCATTTTTGTGCAATACTAAGCAGACCTCTCCAAAGAGGTTCCATGCCGTCGTCTTCTGCGTTCTCAATGTAGTGTGCGATTTGTCCACAGCCATCCCCCTGTGCTGTTATCTTAATAATCTTCCCAAACCTAGTCTGTGAATTCTCAAAAAGTTTAACACTTGTTTCACCACTAATCGCTGTGCCTGGCAGTACAAGAGATGCGGGTTTTGGTTTCATTACCTCATAAGCAGTACCAACCAAATTCCTTTCAACAAGCGCTTTAATATCCTCAAACTCAAAGAAGTCGCCTTCGTTCTTAAACCGAACATTGGTTTGTTCTCTGACTTGTTTGCCTTTACTCTTTACGCCTGTATTAACCGTGCCCGGTACGCGTAGTACCCTAGACGCATCAGCCGTTACTGTCTGATCAATATCTAATCTCTTTTGAAAGCATAGACGTTTGAACCCTTCAGCAACTGGCTTCCAGTCTGCAACCGATTGTGTCTCTGTAAACGGCCAGTATGCGTGTACCCCACCGCCTGACGCAACCAACCAAGGACTGCCCAAATCAGAAAGACCTACGTCATCAGCAAACGCCATGATGGCGCTGACCGCTTCTTGTGCAGAAGCATACGCTTTTGGTTTAATATTTCCATCTGCATCGGGCAAATCTTTAGGATGATTACAGTCAACATCTATTGCAATACATTTAACATTTTGAACATTGGTTTGTACCCGTTTGTTTTCTGTGCCAAATGTACCTAGCGCAAAGTAAATGTCGTAGCTGTTTTTATTCCACGCTTCTATCTTCGTTTGTGCATCTTGTAAGTCCTCAACATAAAAGTGTTCTTTCTTTTTAGTCAGCTCTGCCACGCAATACCTTCCGTTACCCGGAGGTGGCAAAACCGCCGCCATAAAATCAAGCGGTTCCATAGCTATACCTCGGGTTGTTTAGAATAATGCTTGCTGTCTGGTGTCGTACTTGTAGTCTGTATAGCCTTGTTGACCTATAAAAGCTACATCGTCATACCTGCGCAATAATTCTTTTTGCCAATTAATTGGCAAACCTTCGGGCTTATCCAAAAACATTTCTGCGTATTTGACTAACTCTTTGTTACTTAAGGTTCTAGGTTGTATGCCTTGCATATTTTTCTCCATGCTTCGTCAGCCGTCTTAGACGTTGACATTATGTTTGTTAAAAGTTCTACCCTGTCTTGGTATGCTACGAAAATGTCTTTACCTTCAAACCAGTTGTACACAGTTTGTCTAGTAACTCCAAGCGCATATGCAATCTTAGTCACAGGGAAATTAAGGTGTACCGCCCAACGTCCAAGGACGCTCCCCGGCGTTCGGGGAGCATTGGCTACGATACTGATGATTTTTTCAGAATAAGCCATTTATAGTTCACTCATCATCCCAGTCACTAACGATTTCAGAGAGCTTGCTTTTCTTTGCAGGGACTGCGGTTGGCTTGGCGGTTTCTTTACGAACTTCTGGCTCAACTTCTTCCTCTTCTGCAACAGGAACTGCCTTTGCTTTAGCGGCTTTTGGTATTGCTAGACCGATAGCTTTGGGTTTGTCCTTGACACCATCTGTTTGTGAGACTGTCATAACAACTGCACGACTGGCTTCGTCTGATGCACCTTGCTCTTTTGTAATTTCGTATTCTTCTTCAGTCAACCAACGAACAGGAGCAAAGATCAGCTTTGGACTCTCAGACTTCATATCGAACTTCATGCGCGTTACGATCTTCTCAACGTCAACAGGTGGGGATGCTAAAGCCAAGTGACGAACATACGCTTGAAGGGGACGTTTGTCTCCGTCTTCTTTACCAAAGATAGAAGTTGCGGGTAGTGTAAGTTGTAAGATGTCGCCTGATGGATCATTCTCCAACACAACTGCAAGACGCTGTTGATAACGGCAAGCACGGCTATTACCTTGACCTGAACCTGCAATGTTCTGTGGGCAAGTGGCACAAGAAACGCTTTGAGCTTCTTTGATAGATGCGTCTGGTGTCTCGCCATCATTAGACCAGCAATCGGGTCCACTGATATTTTCAGCATCATATGACTTAGCGTAAAACATACGGCTGACTTTAGGTGCTGCTTTAACAACGATCACATCGAGATGGCGGTCTTCAATACTTGCCATTTCTTTGCCACCGGAAATTAAACGAAACACACCGCCTTTGATAGAGATGCGCTTAGATGATCCAACTGCACCGCCCATTAAGGCTCTAGCTGTATCGGATAGTTCTCCTGTCTTAGCAAATGCAGGAACTTGGGATGGGTTAAAAACTGTTAGGTTAGTCATATGTAATCTCACTTAGTTGATTTTAAAACGCGAATGTCATACTCTGCCATAGAGTTAAGACCTGGAGGTACAAGTCCAGGATTTTCTTCAATGAATTTAGCCATGTTAGCTTGTGCGATACGCTTCTCAAGTAAGTCCACGACATCATGTTCAACGACAAAGCGTTTGAACGAATCCCAGTCCTGTGTTGAGTAGCGAGTCTTGGTCACTAAACTTACTGTGCCAAACTCAGTTTTTACAGACGATACCCCTGTGGCTTTCATCTGTTCCTTCATACCGATTTTGATTTCGTCCAGTTGAGCTTTCAACTTTTCGACTTCGCTATCGTATTCTTTTGTAAGTTCGTCAATCTTAGCCTTCATCTTTCTGTAGATTTTGGTAAGCTGATCAAACGGTATTACTTCTGTTTCCATTTAACTTCTCCGGTTGTTTTTTAATAGGTTATTTGTCAAGGGTTAGACAGTATACATGTTTTTTAAATCATTTCAACACCTCCTTTATATTAATTTCATTTTCGAACATCTGTGTAATAAGTAAGTTATCACTTACCTTGGACTCCAAAGCTTTAAACATTTTTTTCTCAATCGGACTGCCTTGGATATGTATAACAGTAACTTTATCGGAGTCCTGTCCCTTGCGGTCAGCCCTTGCAATGGCTTGTGTGTACTGCTCAACGCTCATAAGAGGTCCGTAAAACACAACAGTATCTGCCCTAGTCAGCGTAATGCCATGCGCTGTAGCCTGTGGTTGCATAACCAAC